TAGCTACCTCATCATCACTCATTTTCATGTATAGGTTCTTCCTCAAGTGTTTCGTCTAAGACTGGTTCCTGGATATTTACCTCCGGAAGGTCTTTTTGCCCCCATTCGGTCATAATCAAATCCAAACATCCGTCTGTATTTGATTCCCATGCTTTACGAAACTGTGTGAGAACTTCACCTGTTGTTGGACTAGTATATTCCAAACGGTTACCAGTTTTCTTCAGAAGTTCGAGTTTTTCACATAAGTCGACAAATCCACTGTAGGGATTCATGCCAGTTTCATAAGGAATCTTAATCTGTACACTTTCAAAAGGTTTAGCAAAACGTGTTTTCATTACTTTACACGCCGCCCTAATACCACGAACATCAGTAACTTTGTTACCATCTTCGTCTTCTTTGAGTTTTAATTTACGCATAGCAACAACAATACTTGATGCATAGATAAAGCCTTGTCCACCACTAATTTTATCATCAGGGTCAAACATATCTTGCGAAGCATATGTGTGGTTAGTTGCTACTAATCCTACATTGTAGTCACCAAACATGTTTACACAGTTTCTTACAAGTGCAGTAAGTGCCTTAGGTTTACGACCTAAATCACCTTTCATATCACCTTTAGTGAACTGGTCCACATCTGTTGGAGTAAGCATCATACCTAAACTATCAATCACAAACAATACTTTCGGACGGTCTTCTTCTTCTTTGTCCGCATATGTTGCTTTATAGTCTTTCATAAACTCACTAATAACTTTAGCAACTTCATCAATCATTGCTACGTTTAGTTTTAACAATTTATCTTCACTAGTGTCAACATCAAGTGCTTTGAGCCATTGTTCATCTAGTGCGTTTTCACTGTCAATTAGTACACAAAAAATATCTTGTTTTTGTGCTTCTCTGATTAGGTTACCGCTACAGATAAAACTTTTACCTGCACCTGATTCGCCTGCAAACACTGTTACTTTACCCAGCGGAATACCTTTGTTAAAGTCTCCACTTAGCAATTTGTTTAGTGTATAATTACCTGTTGAGATCCATGTATCAGGGTCTCTAAATCCGCTACTGAGTCCAGGTACACTCTTAGTAATACTTTTGCGGAATTTACTTACATCAAAAGGTTTTGCCATCTATTTCTCCATAAAGCCACAGTAGGCGACTTAACGCCGCCTACTTAATAATGTTATTATTAGTTGCTACGGTTTCTAATTGCCGCAAGTATGTCTTGGGCATTAGGTTTTGCACCGCCTTCAGCTGGAGCGGTTGCCGCTACTGCCGCCGCTACTTGTTCCTGTTTTTCAGGTGGAGTAACTGGAGCAGGTGCCGCTTCTGCTACTGGAGCAGGTGCTGGCTGAGGAGCAGGACTTGGAGCCGCTGTCTCTGCCGGAGCCGAACCTTTTGGAGCACTATTGGTAGTATCAATCTGTACTCCAGCAGGGCGATAATAGTTGCCCCAAAGTTCTGGATCATACATTTGACCATCTACACTGGCTTCAAACATTTTTCCAATTACACCAAGTTCTTCTTCGCTTGGTTGCTTTGGAAGATAATCATTGAGATTAAATAAGCCATGCGATTCAATAGCCGCTCGCTCATTACTATCTAAGCTACGTTCTCTTCGTGCCCAGCTAGATGTTGAATAATCAGCATACTGACCTTTAGTTGTCTTAGTAAGACGGAAGTCAGTTCCTTGCTCAATATCTGTAGGAAGTTCAGTAAAGTCACTATCCATCAAAGCACCTTTAATAATATTAAAAATACTTGGGTTAATAATAAACCTACGAATTGGATTATCAGGTGTAGTATCTTCTTGCAAACTGCTTTCTACTACATAGCCTTGGAAAACGTATGAACGCTTTTTCCAATACTTACGACCCATGTCTTCTAATGCTGGATCTTTAAACCAAGGACGTACCTCAGCTAGTACAGGACATGATCCTGTCGGTCCCCACATTTCGTTACACGGAACGTTTACTGTAACTGGTCGACTGTTTGAGTCTCCTTTTACACCAGAGAATCCTAAACGAATCATCTGACGTTCACGCCAAAAGTAAGTGTTACTCGCATCACCATCTGGTAAGAAGCGTAGTACCGTTGTTGAATTTTCTGGGATATTCCAAAAAGGGAAGATAGCGTTATCGCCACCTGTTTGCGAACCACGTCCGCCGCTTGATTCTTGCTCTTGCAATTTTGCACGAATTTCTGCCAATGTTGCCATAGTTTTTCTCCTAAATGTTGCCTATGTGTTTTGCCTAAGTATGCCTCATGACTACTTATATAGTCATTAGTATATGTTATCTAAAGTTGGATGTCAACTAAAAAGTTTATTAAAATCGTAATTATTAAAATTACTTTCGAATGTTTCCTCCCAATCTTCACTAACACCTGTGTCTTCAGTTGCTGTAGCTGTGAGCTTTTTGAATAAGGAGTTAATTGCTTGTACTCCTGACATCATAATGGCTTTGTCTTTGACACGTTCCATTTCATCGCTCATTCTAGTCAACAACTGACTTAACTGATCCTCACCTTTCTTTGCATAGTCAATGGAGTTACCTAAGTATTCCATAACTACTGCAATCTGATTTTCCTTAGGCATGTTTCCAAAACTTCTCAAGTTCATTGGATTCTCAGGATCAGATTTTACATTGATACCCTTGCGTAATGATACTGTATCCATTTTGGCTATAGTATCTACAAGACTATCCATGGTCTCTTTTGCAAAGTCATCAGCTTCTTTGATTGCTTTCATCTCTTTAACTAATGCATTTACATACGGTAACGCTTCATCTAAACTTTCATCAAATGTGCGTACTGTAAACTGATTACGAAGTTTGTTTCTGTCTGTTTCATTAATTTTAACTTCTTTTGATTCAAACTTCTCTTTTGATTCATGATAGCATTTACAACCTTTTAGTTTGTTAATGCCTTCTCTTAAACTGCTAATTCTATTACTTACTGCTTCTACAATATCAGTTGTGTCTTCGTTTACCAAGCCATTACGAAAACTATACTTTTTGAACTCTTTTAGTTTTTTAAGTTCTATGCACTGCTCACTGATATGTCTACCAAAATCATCATATGGTGTACCGCCTTCTTTAACATGACGTAGCATAGCTCTGCCACCTGCTAAGTTATTGGTTTCCATTTTGTAACGTTCACCGTTTGCACTTTCAATATAGATAGCACTGATATTTCTGCTTCTACTGCCACGTGATTCTTCGTTAACTGGTTTGTTATGTTTGATAATTAATTTGGCATTCTCTAACTGCTGGTAACTGCTCTTGCTACTGCCATAAGCAGGACTAATGCCTTCTGATACATCTTGTTTCATATCTCTCGCCTTTTGTGCTTGGTAATCTTGGTCTTTAGGTGTAATTGCTTTTGTAAAACTTTTTAACGTATATTCGATAACATTACGGTTTGCTAAATTTTTTAGCAATGCAAGTGTATCTTTGAATTCATTTACATCAGTATTTTGATTAACACTTACACGGATTTCTCTTTTTGAATCTGTTTCGTCTAAGTTAACCATACTGCCTAGTTCAGGTATGTAAAAACGTCTAGCGGCATTTGGATCAACAGTATTCTCACCTTCATCGGTGAAAATCTTAATGCTATATCCGTTACCTTTTAATATTTTAAAAATATCGTTTGCTATAGTTTCGCCACTAATCATACTAAAGTCCTTTAATGTATTTATGTTAAAAACGTAAATGGCATAGGTTCAACTGACTCTTCGTCTGAGAAACTATCCCTTAGTTCGTCATATGCATTTTCATCATATTGTGCTACCTGTTGTGCTATGCGTACTACTAATACACATGCCATTACCAGATCATCAGTTTCACCTTCTTTGGCACTAAAACTGCTACCCCTAGCAATAAATGTTTTGATCTCTCTTAACAATGCACTGCTGGCAATTTCCATTCTATCTGTTTCTACCCATGTTTTAAGTTTACTACATGCCGCCAACTTGCTTTTGTTTGTAGTAGTAAATCCTTTTCTAAATCCTCTATTAGCACTGCGAGGTTGACTTACAAAAGTTCCTGGAATATTATCTTCGCCCATTTCTTGTATAACTATCAGAGCCGCTTCTCCTAGTGTATTATTCTCAACACTCCAATATATTTCACTGTCTGGTGCATTCTCGTCAACTTCTTGTAGCATTTGCCTAAGTATTCTTATTTGTTCTGTAATACTAGTTTTGTTGTGCATCCATTCTGCTACCTGTTTCATACCCGGCAATTCGTATATTTGTATTGCGGCATTGTCACCGCCTGTGCCTAAACTTGGATCTAAACCAGCAACATATGTTTTACCTTTTACAATGTTTTTGTACCAACGTACTTGCCCTGTACGTTTGTATATATCTCTGCTTTCCATTGTAGCAAGTTTTAAACTGCTGATTAATGTTTCGTCATATGCAATAAATTCATTTAGATGTTCTCTGCGAAAACGTTCTTCTCCAATTTTACCTTTTTCTTCATCTGCCCAAGGCTGGTCTCTGTCAGGGTGTTGCTTCCAATCTGCACTATAACTTTTAAAACCGTTTTTACCTACTTCTTTTTCATTTCCAAACTCGTCTGTTGTGTTACATGCGGCACGCCAAATTTGTGCAAATTGATCATCGTCTTGATTTGGTGTACTTGTAATAATACACTTACCACCTGTACTAAGTGTTGGTGACAAACTGGTCCAGAACTCGCGAGCAATGCTAGGTCTCACAAATGCAAACTCGTCCAAGTATGCTAGTGA